GTCCTGCCATAAAATTGCGGAATATGCGGCGCACGGTCTTTGCCTGCTCCTGATTGATAACAGGAGTGCCGTTCGGTCCTTTCTCATATCCGAGAAAATTGCGGTAGGCGAGACTGACTTTTCCGTCTGAGGCGCTTTTACGCTTTCCCCATGTAATGTTTTCGGAAATGGAACGGCTTTCCTCCTGTGCCAGGGAGGACATGATCGTGAGAAGCAATTCGCCCTTGGAATCCAGGGTCCATATGTTTTCTTTTTCAAAATAGACCTCAACGCCTTTTTCTTTCAGTTTTCGAATGGTGGACAGACTGTCGACCGTATTCCGCGCAAAACGGCTGACCGATTTGGTAACGATAAGATCGATTCTGCCGTTGAGAGCGGCATCTATCATGGTATTGAATCCGTCACGGCGTTTGGTGCTTGTACCCGAAATTCCTTCATCCGTATAGACCGTTACAAACTCCCATTCGGGGTTCGCCTTGATATATTTCGTGTAATAATCGACTTGCGCTTCATAGGAAGTGAACTGTTCGTCCTTGTCGGTTGAGACTCTTGCATATCCGGCGACCCGGCGCTTATGCAGACCCGTAACCGGCATTCCGGTAAAAGGATTGACGGTTGCCGGTATTACGGTAACGGTTTTAGCCATTCCGGTCACGCTCCTTTCTGCGGTCGCTTGCCGCTTTGCGCTTTTCCGCTGTCCATGCTTCGGCTCTGGAACGGTCATGCCACTGCCTTACGGTTTCTGTGCCGTCTTTGAAGCTGAATATCAGGGTGTTGTTCTTCTCGGCTCGAATGTCCGTTAAACGGCTGTCAAGAAGCTCTGCTGTAAGCTCGGCGGAGTTGAGCACTTCTTTGCAGACCTGTAAAAGCGTGGCTTCAGGAATTTGCTTGGATGGGCAGGCGGCTTTGCCTTCGAAGTTGAAAGTGGAACATATCCAGACAGGACCTGTGGGTGTGGTTTTTCGTCGATAATGCTTTCCGCATCCCCCGCATACAATTCTTCCCGACAGGGGATACCTGCTTGCGGAACTGCCGCTTCGGTAATACCGCTTTGCCCGTATGGCAATCTGCTTTTGCACCTCCGTGAATTCTTCTGCGGAGACAATTGCTTCATGGCAGTTTTCCGCATGATACATGGGAAGCTCCCCGCGGTTCGCCAGAGTTTTCTTTTCCAGATAATTATTTTTGTAGAAACGCTGCAGAAGCAAATTTCCCGTGTAGGCATACTGCCTGAGAATCAGCATAATTTCGCTTTTGCCCCATTTGCCCCCGGATGGGGACGGAATGCCGTCTTTGTTCAGACGATTTGCAATGGCAACACTGCCTTTCCCGGAAAGGTACTCATGAAAAATCCGCCTGACGGTGGCCGCTTCTTCCGGAATGACGGTGTAGGTTCCGCAGTTATATCGGTATCCGAGCATCCTGCCGTTCCACGGCATACCTTCCTTGAAGTTTTTTCGGATGCGCCATTTTTGATTTTCACTGGCAGAGCGGCTTTCCTCCTGCGCAAATGACGAAAGTATGGTGGTCATCAGTTCGCCGCTTCCGTCAGAGGAATGAATGTTTTGTTCTTCAAAGAATATGTCCACCCCGAGCGCCTTCAGTTCTCGCACCGTTTCCAGAAAAGCAACTGTGTTTCTGGAAAAACGGGATATGCTTTTGGTCAGTATCAAATCGATTTTCCCGGCACGGCAGTCTGCAAGCATACGCTGAAACTCCGGACGGTTGGCTTTCGTACCCGTCAGAGCTTCATCCATATAAGCCCCGACATAAAGCCACCCTTGATGCGACTGTATGTATTTGGAGTAGTAACTTACCTGTGCAGACAGGGAATGCAGCATTGCATCCTTGCCGCTTGAAACACGACCGTATGCCGCAACCCGTACCAAGGTGGGTTTTGGCGGTGCGTCGAATATCACCCGTTCAACAATTCTATCCATATATACCTCCTGACTTCGTTACCATATATTCGCTCTGAAAGCCCGAAAAGTCAAGCGGTTTCAGCGATATATAACTGACGAATTCAGGCCGTATTTTTCGGCAATTATTGTGTCGGTTACAGCGTATTCTTCGTCAGAAATCAAACCGCTGTCAAGCATGATTTTGACGGCTGCCATAGTTGTGCGGTAGAGCAGAAGTCTGCGAAAAAGTGCGTTATCCATTTTGATTTCCGCCTTTTCTTCTGGCATCTGCATAGCACGCACGGGAGCAGTACTTTTGGTTTGCTTTTCCGTATGCGTCAAACGGCTTTCCGCACCGGCAGCACACAAGGTGATAGACGGACTTGCGGTTTACCAGTTCGGGATGCGAATTCCACCATGCCATCTGGCACCGGTCCGAACAGAATTTCTTTTCCCGTTTGTGGGGAGTATTTATGATGGGGATGCCGCACTGTTGACAGCTTTTTTGTGCGGGAATGTAGGGATGCCGTTTGCAGTAATCCTTTACGGTGTTGGGGGAAAGCCCGAGGGCAGTTGCAATTCTTCTGTATCCGAGCCCTTGCTTTTGCAAGGCAATGACTTCATTTTCCTTTTGCACGGAGGAACCTCACTTTCTGTTGCGTTCACCCCGTATTGGACATTTTTGCGGCGATTTTCCACCGGAAACAAAAAATAAGCCCACCGGGGAAAATCCCGATGGGCTTACGGATGACATTATTCGGATTCTTTTTCGCCTCGACCTTTGGTCAGCTGTTTGACTGCCTGGTTGGCTCCTGTTGCGGACAGACCGCTTGCAGCGCCGAGTATAAGGGCGATGACCGCGTTACCCGTACCGATAACCTCCGGGGCAACAAAAAAGGCAACAAGGCCGCACAGTGCGCCGAGAACGGCGGCTGTCAGCGGTATGAAACGATTGAATTTTTCAGAACCTCCGACAGCAGTTTTTACAATGTCGATAACCGTGTAAACAATGGCTGCGATGGCGGGGACCGATGCGATTTCCGGAAATGAGTTCATGCAGATACCTCCTGTTATTTATGTGCTTCTTTGTTGATGTGGCGTTCCAACTGAATAATAGCTGTCGTGACAGGACCGTCACAGCCCTGTTCCTTCAGTCCTTTCAGGCAGGCGAGAACGCCCTGCGTGAGCAGAAACTGCTCATCCTTGATGGCTTTGATGTCCGTATCCTGTTTTTCCTGTCTCAGATACCATCTGTAGACAGCGAAGAGAATGCCGAAGATGACCCCAAAAGCGGTAATAACTCCGGCAACGGCAGTGATGATCTCCATAGCACCTCCTCAGTCGTCGAAAACAATGATGCCTTCCAGGGAGAGCATCTCGTCCGGTGTCGGCAGATCATCGGAAGTCAGAAAATCACCGCCGGAAACGGAGACAGGGGTGATGCCGTCAATCTCGCTATTCTGAAGACGGAGAATTTCCTCTTCAAAAGCGACCTTGGACGGAGCGTCCTTGAGTTTGATGCGCCCGTCCTCAAGCAGTACGGGTGAACCGTCTTTCTTCTTTTCAGCGTAGGCTTCCACCGCTTTTTTCTCCTGTTCGACATAGATGTCAAATTCGCTTTCCACTGCCTTTCGGAGTTTGACAAGCTCCCGGATTTTACGGTAGTTGCAGAACCGTTTTTCCGTAAGACGGATGAGGGCGAGTTTTGCTTCAATGACGGTTTTCAGTTTCATTTCTGTTGTTCTCCTTTATCTGATTCACATATTGATTGCCGAGCTCGGTGGCCTGAGCCTCAAACCACCACGCGTCGTAGGGCGTTTTTGCACCGAACAGTTCACGCTTCCAGTACCGGACGGCAGAGCAGATGCTGAAGAACAGCATCCGCAGTCCTCCGACGGCAGCATTCTGAATGCCATGCCCGACTTCGTGATTCTTGAGTGATTCGGATGCTCCTTTGCAGCAGATGAAAAACCACCCCATTTCAAGTCCGCCCCAGTTTTTCCCGATTTCAAAATAAGGGCAGATTCCGAGATAGTCTCTGGGCTTGCACCGGAACAGCTGCAGGATTCCGTATACAATCAGCCCTACGAATGACAGTGCCCAGCCCTTGGTTTTCTGCCGCTTTTTCAGGGCATCCGGGGGCAGTGACAGAATTTCGGTATAATTCTTATGTTTCATTGCAATCCTCCTTTAGCTGTTCTTTCAGCGTTTTGATTTCTGCTTTCAGTTTTTGAATTTGCCAGGTGTTCATGGCGATGAATTCTTCATAGCGAAGTCCCCAGGATTCTTTATCCGTGTTCGGGTCGGAGATGCAAAGGGCGGCAAACTCGGAGGAGGGCAGATTAACCGCCGTCATCGATTCCTTAACTTCCTGCGCTACAAATCCGGTGTGGTAACGGCCGGATGTCCCGTCTTTGTAACGGAACCGTCTGGCAATCAGTCTGTCGAAAAGCAAACCGTATTTGTCGGTGAGATCTTCTATGTCCTGCTTTGCGTTTCGGTCGGATGTGACCGTAATGGCAGAGGAGGATTTCCAGGTGCCGTTTAGCCTTCCGTATGTTGCAGAATAGGATTTTCCGGCCTGCATCGTCATTCCGACGGCGTACAGTTCGGTCGCACGGTCGCTGACGCTGATATTAAAGGTTTCGGACGAAGAGAGCAGTACCTGCATGCCGAAAATCGAAACGCCGGTATCTCCACCGCCGTAAAATCCCAACTTGATGGTGGAAGGATCGTTGTCCATCCACTGGTCAGCGGAAAGATAAAGGGAACCGTAGGCAAGGCGAATACTGTACCAGTCATAACCGCCGACCTGAATACCGGTGGAGTCAATCTTGTTATAGAAATTGGAGGAAAGTGATCCGAGAACCATAGACCCTCCCGTGATTTCCACATCGGATGCGTGAACTTTGCCTGCGGAGGTCACATAGAAAGTTCCGGCACCGAGTCCGATGCCGTCCGTCCCGACATAAACACCGGCTGTAGAACTGCTGTAGGAGGTCTTGGTTTTGTAGATGGCTGCCGTGCTGACGGTGAAGCCGCCGATGGTTCCGCTCGGTGCATTCAGACTTCCGGAAAAGTAGCAGTTGGTATCGTCGACCTTAAAATTCTTAAAGTAAAGATACCAGCTTCCGTTGTTGTAGTTCGGGCTGATATAGTAGGTTTTGTTGTCTCCGAAATAGAGTTTTCCTGTGACGGTCATTTCCTTCAGCGTGCCGGATGTGGCACTGATCGAGCCAGTAATGGTAGCGTTGGTGGCGGT